CTGGTGTGGTGGTCTTGTTTTGATGTCTAATTTTCAACCTGTATAAAATTTTCAAAGTTCTTTCATTTTAGCCTTGACTTTTTATTTGCAGGCTGTGTTATAATTCCCTTATCAAGCAAGGGAAGGTGGTGCAATATGGATAGTAGTTGTTCTGAAACATTTGCGACATACGAAACTGTCAGCAAAGGAACGTATGTGTGTATGCAATGTGGCGGAGAAAACCAAAGTGGAATTATCACCATAAAGCATAGCGGCGAAATGTTGCCAGAATGCAAAGAGTGCGGATATACTACATGGCTTAAAGTAATGTAGGATTTTTGAACACTCTTTTTTCTTCTGCGAGCGTTTGGTCTGTAACCGCCAAGTTATCATCAACCAAATGCTCAACGAGGAACGTTCTTTTTACAACTCTTGTTCCATTTCCACATACTTGTGAAATGTGCAGATACATCTTTCCATCCTTGCAAAACGGAACAGCAAACATACTGTTAAGAAATTTCCACTTCACAAAATGCTTGTTAAAAAATGCAACTGCTCGATTTTTAACCTTGCTCACCAAATAGCCTCCTTCTTGTAACTTTTTAAGTTACTCTTTAGCAAAAAAAATATCCATCGGATTTGAAATGTTCAGCCTGTCTATCATAATCTGAATTTCGTCGCTTCCAAAAACGCCCTTCTGCATTCTGCTGTAAAATGTCTTTGGAGTTATCCCAATCATATTCGCAACATCTGCCTGCGTCTTTCCGTTTTCTGCTATGATTCCTCTAAGTTTTTTTGCGTTTACCATGTCTTATTGTCTCCTTCCTAACCTTCGTGGTAACTTTTTAGGTTACTATCATTATACAACATTTTTGTAACTTGTCAAGTTATTTTTTTCTTGACTTGTAACTTTTTTGTGTTATAATTGAATTACAAGCAAAGGAAGGAGGATATACAAATGACAATAGGAGAAAGAATAAAAATGGCAAGGGAGAAAAACGGAATAGCGCAAACCGATCTCGCAATAAAGATCGGAGTAAGCAAACAGACATTATTCAAATATGAAAATGGAATTGTAACGAATATCCCAAGCGATAAGATTGAGGAGATCGCAAAAATCACTCATGTTTCTCCTGCTTACATCATGGGATGGGAAGATAATCTTAATAATGCAGATACAGATATTATAGCCGACATTTATTCTGATATGAATATGTTGGAAAGCGTAAAAAAACTTATAACTTTATCTAAAGAGCATAAGCAAACGATTTATGACAATATAGATTATCTTTACGAGAAAGAGGGGCACTAGATGCCCCATTTCTTTTTGAACGATTGAATCATTGAATATAAAAATTTTAGGAAAACTTCGTTTTCACATTTTGATATTTCTTCAACAACCTTTTCTTTGTAGCTACTCCCCATAGAAATGCCTCCTTTCTTGACAATTATACCACCGCTCTTATTTACAAAACAGACTGTTTTTGTCGTCAAACTTATAATATAATCGTCCATTATCGACAATCGGTAAAATTAGTGCTATAATGTGAAGAAATAAATACATGGAGGGGTTTTTATGGATAACAACATGAACTATCAACAATTTCAACAACCAATCAAAAAGAAAAGGAATCCAATAGCAATAGTTTTAATTATTGTTTTGGCTTGCGGGAATATTGCTTTAGGAACTATTCTTTTCCTTAGCAATCAAAAATTAAATGACAAAATTGACGAGAAACAATCATCATGTGACAGCATTCAAAAACAATATGACAATTTGCTTTCCGAAAATCTTCAATTAGATACCGATTATGAAAAATTAAAAGAAGAAAACGAAGAATTGCAGGCTCAAATCGAAGAATTGACAAACCCAAAAACAGATTTAGAAGAATCAGAAGAAGCCGGGGAACTGTCTGACGAACTGAACACGTTTGTAAATTCAAATATGGAAGATGTCAGCATGTTTAGGTCGGACGTATCTTATGATGAAGTTGCAAGACATCCAAATGACTATGACGGGGAATTGTTGACATTTAGTGGAGAAGTAGCCCAGGTTATCGAGGGCGACGGAACAACAGAATTAAGAATTGCTGTCGATGGAGATTATGACGACATAATTTATGGAATTTACGATAACAGAATTTTAGATTCAAGATTACTTGAAGATGATAAAATACAGTTTTACGGAGAATCTTGCGGAATAATTAGTTATCAAAGCACTCTTGGAGCTACAATATCAATTCCGTCAATGTCAATTTATAAGATTGTAATAAAATAAAAAATAAGGCAGAGGTTTTTATCTCTGCCTTTGCTTTTACATATAGGGCGATAGCACTTAACTACCGCCCCGACCAGAATATTGAGGGGGATTCTGGTGTTCCTATTGGGAACATATTTATAATAGCACTATAACTTTGATATTTCTATCGAAATCGTGCGTCAAAGTTCGACATCTATTGACTTAGTGAATAAGAGACATAAATGTGTTATATCCAACAATTCCATCAACCGTAAGCTGATAGTCTCTCTGATACTGTTTTACAGCAGATTCAAGGTTAGAACCGAATATACCCGGACATTCAAGCTTGCAATCATATCCTTTAAGCATCAACAGAATTTGAACAGCAGTAACCATATACTGTTTTTCTCCACGCTTGACATAATGACTTCCAAGAGCTGTCTTAGAACCATTACCCCAGATTCCATCAACAGCAATTCTTTTCTTGTAATCAAGATTGATTGCTGTCTGCAAAACCTTAATTCCGGCTTTGATTGTGTTGACTCCTCGGATTCCATCAACAGAAATTTTGACACCAGCAAAATTATTTGCGTGTGTCTGTCCGTTTCTCACGATTGCATCTTTTCCCGGCACATTTGGAACTGGATTATTTTCCGGCTTGCTGACGTCAGCAGAAACAGAACCATTTGTAATATAGTCAAACGGATAATTCTTTCCCGGACACGCTGTCAAACCGACATCTCTGTGTCTAACAACTGTTGTGATTTTATATTTGTTCTTTAAGTAAGCGATAAGCTCCTTAATTGCATTTTTCTGTGCATCTGACATTGTTTCATTCTCGAAGTTTCCTTCTGCACAAATTCCGATTGAATTATAGTTAGAACCAGAAGCGTGCGCACCGATTGCGTATTCAGGACGTCCTCGATAGATTTTACCATCCTTGCGAACATAAAAGTGATATCCAATTCCAGACCATCCTTTAGCTCTGTGTACGTTGTGAACAGCTTCAACAGAGCCATTCATTGCTGCATGGTGAAGAATAATTCTCTTTGTGCTTGATCTCTTTGATAATGTTCCAAATTCTAAGTTTGTTTCAATAATGTTCATGGTTATTTACCTCCTAAAAAACATCAAAACAAGACCTACATGTTTCATTAGGTCTAAAAAATTATATAAAGCCATTAGGCGATATATCGTTATGCTACTCCTTTATGTTCGATACTAGCACCTTGTAAAATTCTCCTAAAAAGTTTTTTAGGAATTATTATACGCCTGCTTGTCAAGCCCCGGTCAAAATAAACTAAACTCGAATAAACAAGATAAAAATTGTTATATATACAATATAAAATATATGGAATTTTTATCAATGCAGAACCGATCTGAAATTAAATGGAAGCTATCAGATACAGAGAGTTATTTAGTACAATTCCTAAATGATGGACATATAGGATATTTCCACACCACAGATGGCGAAAATAATTGGCAGACAATATTTATGAAGTAATTGCATCATATATGTCAATCACAATTCCAACATTTGCTTTAGATGCTATTGTTTTAACCATTTTTTCGATAGATTGTTTACTCCATCTATCTCCAAAACGATTTGTGAATAAAACATTACTTGAATATTTTTTATTCATTATATATTCTTGCAAATAATACATGGCTTTTTCGGATAATTACTTTCCTATCCTTGTTTCCTTTCCCGTGAACCACGCACTCGCCACGCATAAAATCCACGTCGGATATGTTCAAATTTACAACCTCACTAACTCTCAACCCGTCGAAAGTAAAAATTCGATTAACGCTCTATCGCGTTTCGGATTCCTTGTTTTGATTGATGCGTTTTTAAGCATTTCGATCTCGCCATCAGAGAACGACTTCCGCACAGCCATTGTGCTTTTTATCTTTCCAATTCGTAGCATAGGGTTCTTTTCTATATACTCTTCCTTAGTTAGCCACGAAAAGAACGCTGATAGATTCCTCCGGCGGTTATCGACTGTTGCTTTTTCGACATTCCTAGTTGTCTGATACATCGCAAGGTGATATCTGATGTCATTTGTCTTGATATCCGGCAGCCGCTTCCCTATATCAGCTAAAAGCATATCTATAGCAAGCGCATATTGCTCAAGCGTACCTTCTGAATATTTTTTATTTACAAAGATAAACAATTTCAAAAGACCAAGGTTTACTATTATTACCATCCACAGTAGAAAAGGAATCCCACCATACTTTTAGTTCTTTTCCACCGCTGTCCATACCAAATCTAAGTGTTTGATTACCTGAATTAGTTCTTTGAACTCCAAAATATTTTGCAGATGCTGGAAGGTTACTAACTATTACTGAATTATTATTAGTTCCAGGAGTTATTATTAAATCATAACAATATAAAATAACGACATTACCAAATCTTATATAATATGCGTCTCCTTTAGCTACATATGCAGATGATCCAAGAGTACCTTTTCCTTCAATATAATTAATTGCATAACCATTTACTGCACCTGCATTATTAGCATATCCTACAGCCATACTATTTCTAGGAATCCATTGTATAGGATTTAGTCCACCATCAGCACCTAAATAATAATTTTTATTTCCACTTGCTTCATTTTGTACTTCACAACCACCTATATGTGTTGCTTGATACACAGTCTGCGAACCTATATTACTTGTCGTTATTGCGGTATCGGAATCTTGTTTATTCGAGTCTAGTGTACTTAACGCACCTGTGACAGTACCGTTGCCAAGCGTTGATATATCTGTTGTTCCCATCTTCGATAAAAGCCATCTTACATTTTTAAAAATGGTAGATACCTTGCTAAAAATTGAAGCGTGTGTTTCTCCACTTGTCAGCAATGCCGGAGCTGTAGAATCGCCTGTCAATGAATCATTAGATGTGAATGTGACAGTGTTATCTTGGCTATCTCCATCGGTCGCTAAAGCTCCTATATTTTCGCATGTGATATTTACATTTCCACGTCTAAAATTTTTTTCATTTTCTCCCTTAACACCTGTTACCGGACTTCCGGATAAGACATCCCATTTACCGGCTCCTGTCTTGTAAACATTGCTTCCTGCCGGTTCTGTGATTCCAGAACCTTCAACAAAATCAGACGTTGTAACAAATTCATCGGATATATTATACATATCACCGGCAGATGCAGAGCCAACAGACGGAAGATTTGCGAACGATACAGTTCCCATCGGTCGCAATGCACCGCTGAATGATTCGGAGATAGCTTTCGCCTGTTCATAATACTTCTTTGCATTAGCTTCGGAAGTAGCGGCGTTAGACGCACTTGTAGATGCCGCCACCGCTTTAGATGTGGCTGTTGAAGCACTATTGCCTGCCGCTGTTGCACTTTGGGCTGCTTCACTCGCCTTTGTGCTTGCCGTAGATTCGCTTGTAGCGGCGGATGATGCACTCTTGCTTGCATTACTCTCTGACGTTGCAGATTTGGTTGCAGATGCACTTGCTGATGATGCACTTGATGCCGCTTCACTCGCCTTAGTGCTTGCCGTTGATGCAGAATTAGCAGATGCAGTCGAACTCTTGCTTGCCTGTTCACTGTAATACTTTGAGTTATCGGTATCTTCGCCATCACGAACGCCTGAACCTCCGATAGCGTATGATTGTGATAACTTGGCATTGTCGTATGCAGAATTGCTACTTGTCGTCGCTGAATTTGCCATAGATTCTGCCTTTGTTGCTTGTGCAGTTATATTTGCAAGATAACCTGTCTCAAGCATAGCATCTGTAATCGAACCATTTTTTACCGATGCAGATATCTTACCTGTCGAATCAACCGATAATGCGATTGTCGCAGAATCCTCGAACTCGTATTGTGTAATAAGCGCAGACATATCTACATATTGTTTAGAACCATCTGATAACGTAAGAACAAGTCTCTGATTTACATAATCGTACGAAAAATTCACAGCAATTTTTTCTAGGTTTGTATCATAATCTACGTGTGAACCGTTCTTGTACGTTACAGTAATAACGCCTGTATTGCTATTTAATGACACATCTGCAACCATGTCATTTACGACTTGCATATCTGCCTTAACGGTGTCAAGCGTTATTATTCTATCATCTAGCTTGTCGATTGCACTATCGCCAGCATTGAGGTTTGTTGCGTTCAATGGTGTGTTTGTGCTTGGTCGATTCAACCAATTTATTCTATTGAATATCTTACTCCATCCTTGTGACATTGCTATCTACCTCCTAACTTCTTCTCTAACTCTGCAATTCTTTCGTTTTGCGATTGCACCGTTGCTACAAGGTCGGCAATCAATTCCTCATATCGAATTGCCTTACCTCCATTTTCCCCGGTGTCAATATTTGCGTCGCAGTAAACTCCCCAATCGCTCTGCATAGAATCGTGAAGCTCCTGTGCGATAAATCCATGATGCAAGCGATCGGATGTGCCATCTTTATACTTGTATTCAACAGGATTCAAGGCATAAATAAAGTCACTAGATTTGTGTGTGTCTAGTGACTGAATATTTATCTTGATGCTTTTGTCTGAGGAAATAACCGGCGAAGATCCCAAATATGCAGTTCCGTTCGTAAAGAAACCAGCCGTTTCCACTTCAGCATAATCTCCGGTTTTTGGGTATCCATCTTCATATACTCCAACGCTCGTCGGTGTAATTATCGTGCGCCTTAATTTTGCTCCAAGAATAGATATTAGCTCCTGCATAATTAAATAACCGACATTATCTTCATATGCTTCTGCTGACAATCTCATTTCTGAATACTTTTGTCCATTGTAATAAAATTCACTCTTAAATGTTTTTGCATTGATGTCGCCTTCGATGTTTGCGTCATTGCAAGTCATTTTTCCTTCTTTAGTCACGCTAAAATTGTCAGAGGTTATAGCAATATTCTTGCCTGTAAGATTTATTATTCCGCCGGACAGAAGATTGATTACGTCGCTTGCAGACAGATTTATATTATCTGCGTCAACCTTAAATTCTGTTCCGCTTCCTGTATCTCCGATAAGCGATACTTGAACAATTTTGCCTGTTGCAGAATCCACGCGTAAGACAATTTGCTGTTCAGTTTGTTCAATTCTTGTAGACAGTTCGTTTTCTGCGTCCGTTGCACGCTTAACTTCCGATTCCAAACCTTTCTCTGTGACTTGCACAGATGTCTTAACTCTTTCTGTTGTCTTGTTTAGGCGTTGAAGTTGTGCGGTTACACCGTTCATGTCGTTTTCAAGCATTTCTTTACCTTTACAGATATAAGCATCTCGAAGTGCCTTAATTCCGGTTAAATCACGTTGAAAAACATATGCTTCAAAGCCATATCCGTTTACTTCGCCACTTATAAAATCTCCACATTCAACGTGTGGTTGCCCCTTTATTTTCGATGAATTGATTGGTCGGTAAGATATAGACGAAATATTACTCAACAAAGCATTCGCAAGTGCTGTAATCGTTTCGTGTGTCTGCCCAATAATCACGAAGTTATCTTGCACGTAATAAGGATTTTGATTGTACTCTGTCAATACCTGTGCGCCCTCTGAATCAACGATTATTACACCATCAATATTTGAAGTAAAGAAATCTTCAACAAGTGGATGCTCATACATAAGTGACGTAGGAATATTGAATGAATTTTCGCTACTTCCGCTTCCGGCAGATGGGTATAAATCGTTTGCCGGGAATAAATCATCAGCCGGCAACAACATAGAAGATTCAAGTGACAAATAATCAAGCTTGCCATATCTATCCATGCGTCCAAACACACCGCTGATTTCACATATCTGTTTCATTAAAGAAAGTCCGTTGATTCCGTTTGACGAATCAAGCTCCTTTGTAAGCATGATATTGTCTACGATCAGTGTTGCTTTGTTTTGCTCCACACCGACATATTCACAAAGGCTATCCCTAAAATCCTTAACGCTGATAGGAAATGTAAGGTTATCATACCAATCCTTTACGTCCACATCGAAATACCGCATTTTATCGTATGCGGTCAGTTTCTTATAATCTTTCCCAGCATATTTTTCTATCGTTTCCACATAGAACACGCCCAACGGAATCTCTGTTTTTTTGGTGATAAGTACCGGCTCGATTTCATATCCTTTAATTCCGCTATTCAAATTGAATACTGTCAATTCAAAGCTGGATGCATTACAACCGCCAAATTTCAACTGTTCTTCTTCACAAATTGATTCGTGCAATGTCATTTGCTCTGAAAGCACGTCCAAACCCTTAATCGTTGGAAATGCATTATCCTTAAACCGCACTTCTAATTCGATTGGCGTTCCATCTTCGATATATAATTTTTTAATATCTTCCGAAATCTTAATCATACTGTTTTTACTCCATAAGAAATCCATGCCATTCTTGTTGATAGATACTTGATTTCCTTTTCATCAGCAAAGTACATAGTCGGTTCAAAATCAGCCATGTACATATCACTTGTCACATACTTATTTAATTCAGGCACATATACTTCAACACTTGCTTTTTTCTCAACTGCATTTGTATAGTTGGCTTGAATATTCGCAAAAATGCTTGACACCTGCGTATTATCAAGCATATTTCGTGTCTCAAATTCAACTTTCGGTGCAGTATTTTCCAAAGCCGTTCTATGTAAAATTCCATTTACATCACGTGTTGAATCCAAGTCTTGTCCGTAATTCGTTGCCTTGTAGCTTTCTGCCTTAATCATCGAAAGCGGAAATATGTAATTGCCAATCTTAATTAAATAGCCTTTATATGCCATCTAACCACCTCACATAAAAAGGGCAGACACATTTACGTGCCTACCCTATAAATTCTTAATATAACAATGGATTTGTACCTGTCCGGTTGTACGCTTGCCGGTTCGACCTCTTAACGCTCTCGAATATATCATTTGATGATATTCCTGTATCTTTTGCAAGAAGTTGTCTAAGCAAGTCATTCTGCTCACGCAATAACCGGTTCTGATCTGCCTGTGACATTGACATTCCATCTACAATTCCGCTTGCAATGTCTGTTGACATCCGACCGGTATCAATAACTGTCGACGTGCTTGTTGCCACATCTGTATTGATTGAAGATGCAATGTCCGCTGACATATCAGCCAAGTCTTGCAATGGGTCTGTAAACTGCAATGATGTGTTGAACGCAGATGTCAAATCCGTAGCCATTCCGCTTGCATCGTTTAACAACTTAGGCATGGCACTTTCCATACCTAAACCGATGCCGGGTGGCAAGAATTGACCGATTTCTTTATTCCATAATCGAGACGGAGAATGAATACCAAACGCACGTTTTAATGCGGATGTCAATCCTCTTGCAAGTGAAACTATGCCTCCAATAAGTCCATATTGTCCTCGACTATTCCACTTGTCAGACAATCCAATTCTAAGTCCATCTACAAGATTCGAGCCGGCTACCCCCCAAGGACTTTTTTCATCTTCTACTTTTTTCTTTGCTTTCCATAAATTTGAACCGGTGTCAGATATAACTCCGCCCCATTGATTATTTGCTCCACCACGAAGTCCTCCTAAAGCGCCAACAAATGCGTTAGTCACGTTCTTTCCACCGTTTGATGAATCTACTTTCATCTTAGCAAATTTCTGCGCCATATCGGTTGCCATGCCATTAAGAGTTGTGCCAGAACCATTTTTCATGCCTGTAATTGCATTTATCACAGATGTTGACATTCCACCGGCTTTTGCGATTGCGTCAGACGACATACTGGAAAATGCACCAATTACAGATGCCGACAAAGTATTAGAAGCACTTGTTCCTCCGGTACTCATGGCGTTAAACTTTCCGATTACATTATTATGCATTGCAAGTGCATAATTTCCGACCGACGACGACATATTTGACATGCTTCTTGTCGTGTTCTGCGACATTTGAGACATCGTAGAACTTGTTGTGTTTTTCGTGTTATTCAAACGTTCTGTAAGTTCTTGATATGCACGAATAACAGGCGTTTTATTTTGCTCTACATTCTGTTTATACTTGTCGCCATAATTTGACATATTAGACAAGTGAGTTTTTGTCTTGTTATCCGTGTCATTTAAGCTTTTTGTCAGATTCTCGTATGCACGAATTATAGTTCCGGTATTTTTGTACTCGCCCGTCTTGTACTTGTCGCCATAGTTAGACATCTGCTTTGCGGTTTTTTTGTACTGATTGCCATAATGGTAAAGTTCGTCCGCTGCTTTTCCTGTTACAGTGTTTGTATTCTTTGTCTCGTCTCCGATTCTACGCATTGTAGGTGGAATCTTTGCGCCCAATTTTTCTGCTGTATCAAGTGCTTTTGCAAATGCATCTACACTATTCATACCGCGATTCATGTTTGTTTCCCACGCATCCGCAACAGCTGCAGCATTTTTTTGAGCTGTTTCCGTTCTTTGATTATTGAATAATTCCAAAGCTCGATTATACACAGACACGTAATCTGTGTCGTTTGTGTCTGTTGGGTCGGATGGGTCTAACGATCCTATATTTTTTACGTAATCTATTGTTTTTTCTACCGCAGAATCAATCTGCTTGTGAAATTGTTCGTATATCTTTTGCCCAATTTTATATCCGATAATTGCCGCGCTTATTCCAGCAAGTAAAGTTGTGCATAAAGCCGCTCCAATTTCGTAAGCTGTACCGGCTCCAAACAAAACAGATACGTTTGTCGTCATTCCTGTCCACGCAGTTCCTAAAAGCCCCTTTATAGAACCTTGGATTGCGCTTATTGTGCTTGTTGAAGCTGCCGCACTTGCTGCCGCGCTTGTCGCACCACCTGTAATAGCTCCTTTAATTGCATTTATTGCAACATCCGATAATTTGACCGCTCCAATAGCAAGAGACAAAGAGCCTATGGTAATTCCTATTGATTTAGGAATATTGATATTCCCCTCTTTATCAACCAGCCACTTTGCTACCGCATCTGCAAACTTGCTGAACGATGTATTTTTGTATAACCAATTTCCAACCTTGAAACCAACTACTGCAGTTGTAATTGAGATAGAAATTGCTTTGCTAAGAGGAATGGTTTTATCGCCAATTCCTGTTGATATTTCCTTTGCAAGCAAATTCTTTAACACGCCTGTGGCAATCTCTTTACCGCCATGCATCCATTTAAAAGCACCGATGGCAATTACAACCGTATCAAGGTCTAATTCGGTAAGGAAATCAACACCACCTTTTAATACATCCGACCATGATATATTTTTTAAGGCAGTAAATATTGTATCTTCGATTCCATCTACCCAACCATTGATAGCCTTTGCAAACTTCTTAAAATCAAAGTTTTGGAAAAATCCGTTTATTCCAGACGCAATGGACAATCCAAGGTCGTCAAAATCAAAGTTATCTGTAAAACTAAGTGATGCAGTAATTGCAGTGTTTAACGAATTTGCAATAGTTTTTCCTGTTGCGTAGAAAAGCTGTGGAGATATAAGACCTGTTAAAAAGTCTGCCAATCCTTTTCCAAAATTCTCCGCACCCTTGTAAGCACTATCCCAATCAATGCTTTCAAGTTCTTTCGTCAGATTTATTCCGATGTATTCTCCGAGTCCTCTAAGGTTAGAAATGGCACTCTTGTAAAGCCCGTCCGTCTCTGTGACATTAAACTTCATTCCGCCGCTTGAACCACCAGAAGATGCACCGCCACTACCACCAGAGCCACCATTACCGCCCGAACTGTCGTTAGGCGTATTTAATACATTCAGTTCGTCGAAGCCTTGTAATTGCTGCTTCAACTTTTTTGCGTTATCAGCCGCTTTGCCTGTGCCGGACGCAAGATCGTCCGCGCCTGTTGCTGCATTCTCAAAATCATCCGCAAGTGCGCCACGTTGGATTTCCAGCTTCCATCCAAAAATAGCACCCAAAGCATTGACGATATTCTCCGAAAAATCGATAACCGCATCCAAGCCTTTATTAAGTGCTTGAAGCAAAGGCTTTAACATGTTGATGCCGGCATTACCCCATATAGCACCAAGCCTCTTGAAATTCTCGCCAAGTAATCGCACTTGGTTGTTCCACGTATCAGCGGTTCTTGCAAAGTCGCCTTGTGCCATGGTAGTTTGCGACATAACGTACTGATATCGAAGCATTGTCTTTTCAGCCTGTGACATCGAATCAATGTTTGCGTTCATGCCATTATTCAACGCCCATTGCTTCAAAGTTGCCTGTGTAAGGTCAAGACCATATTTACGAAGTGGAACGACCATGCCGGTATATACCGCTTGCAAATCTTCCGCAACATCGACTTGTGATTTGTCGTAAAATGATGCAATATCTCCAGCCAACTTAGTCAGATTCAGAGAAACATCTGCCATATCGTCTGATGCTTGTACATAGCCATCTGTGGACTTTGCAAGGAAGTTGTTCGCATCTCCGACCTGCTTTGCTGTGATACCCATAGAAAGGCCCATTGATTGATATGTTGATGCATATTTCTTGAACGACAATTCAGACATTCCAAGCGTATAAATTGCATTCTTAGCTTGCTCTTCGACCTTATCCATAGATGGTCCAAAAGAATGTGCAACGACATTTTGAACCTCTGTCAAAGCACCGCTTATATCTATTGCTTTACGGAATAACCCTAACGCTCTGAACAACATCCAATACGTCGCATATACTTTACCGATTGCCGATGCAAGGTTAAATGAATGCTTCGATGCTTTCTTTGCGGAATTTCCCCAACTATTTAAAGACGACGTAAGTCCGCGTGTCACACTTCCGACACGATTTCCATTCGACGCAAGCTGTCCGATTGCCTGTGTCATTTGGATAATATTCGCATTAACTGTCGGTGCGGTTGACATCGTTTGCATGAACCGCTTCAATGCTTCTGCGAGTGCATCAAGGTTTGCGGCGGTCTGTGCAGTTCTGTTTCCAGCAGATGCAAGAAGTCCTAACGCCGATGCAAACTGTATTGTATTCTCTGATACAACGCCAGCCTTTGACAACGAATTTATAAGTCTTTTAAGGTTTGCACCTAAAAGCGGTAATGCTGTGCTTGTTGCCTGTGCATTTGCTCCGGCACTTGCTAATCTCGACACCGCATTTACGACTTGGATTGTGTTACTTGCAACACTTTTAGAATTACTTAGCGCGGATGTAAGTTGATTTATGTTCGCCCCTAACTGTGCAAAATTCACGGAGTTAAGACCGCTCACATTTGAATTTGACAACCTTGTAATTGAATTTATAAAATTCACAAGACCTTTGTTGTCAAAATTTAAACCGCTAAGCGTTGCAATTCCACTTGCAAGCGGTGTCAACGTGCTTGATAACTGCGATAGCTTTGTTCCATCCACCGCTTCAAACTTCTGTATTCCTTTGGCAATTCTCGTAAAATCGGACAGTTTCACGCCTTGAAAGTTCTGCATCGCTCCACTAAGTATATTCACGCCACTAGCCAGCTTTTGCAGGCCTTTCGTGTCTACACTGCCGAGGGATTTAGACAGAACACCCAATTTATTTATGAGTTTGTCGATTTCGTTATTCGCCTTTTGCGCGTCCGCTTCGATTTTAATTTGCAAGTCTGCCACGATTCCACCAACTTTCTGTCACATAGTAAAAAAGACGGTGCGAATTATGCACCGTCTGTAATCTTTTTAAGTCTTTGCTTCTCTTTCCTTAAATTAAAATTTTCACGCATAGTAGCCATCTTTAGAGCAAATTCCTTACGAAGTCGCTCTACTCGTTCTTCTTCGGTTTCTATGCGACTTAAGAATTGTTTCTCGTAGTATTTTCCTTTTGGATTTTTAGCGAAGTTTGCTTCTATCGCAACCGCTACCGCTTGCATCGTATATCGCCCATTCAACCAATTCATGTAGTCAATTTGCTGGATTTTTTTAATGTATCCGTCTTTTACATATTCTAGTTCTTTAGGGTTCATATGCTTAAAATCCTCATAGGATATTCCCATCGCATATGCAGATGGGAAAAACCCCTTCCATATTACTTCGTGGATGCTTTTGAAGTTGGCTTCTTGTGATCCTGCGGAACCACCTTTGGATTCTCCTGTTCCTCCGGATTCAGCAACCGATTCATTATCTCGATCATTTTGTCGATTCCGCTCATCAAGAAAAAACCATCATCCTCCATGCATGGATATACGACGTCGTTGTAAACGTCTGTGAACGACAGCTTTTCCTTCTCCATATATTTCTTTAACAAAGTTTTAGCTTCATCCTCTGACACCGGATTGTTTGCAAGCATACCAGCGTAGAACGCCAATGCGCAAATCTTAGGGATTGTTGCAAGCATCTGTGAAGAATTGTCAAGCATTGCAACCACAAGTTCGTTGCCAGCTTGCATAGATCGCACTGCATATGTACCAGACTTAATCTCGAACATTTTCTGAACCAAGTCTCCAACCTCGACAGATTCAAAGCCAAACTTTAACTTATATTCCTTGTTATCAACTGTAATTGTTTTCATATTTTAATACCTTTTACCTTTCCTCCTATGTCTTTTACATAGGAAAGGGGCAGACCGGAGTCCGCCCTTTCTGTGCAACAAATTATATTATTCAGCATAATATGATGAATAATCGTCGGCTGTTTTATCACTATCGCCAGCTACAACAGCCTTTGCTTTATTTGTCTGTAACTGGCTTATTATTCCCCCGCTGGTTGAATTGCTACCGCATCATCCATCATTTCATCTACAACAAGTGGAATCTCCATTGTAAGCAATCCGTTCTGCTCCTTTGCGGTCTTTGGAAGTCCGCTTGGCGGTGCTGCTACATAAAACTCCGCGTTGGTAAGACCCGGTGTGATCTCTTGAAACCACATTCTCTTACCGCCATCAAGTCCTTGGTATGCAGAGATGCAATCTTTCCATTCCTTGATTGTTGCGTCCGTTTTATTGACAGTAACCTGTACTGTATCTGATACAGTATCTCTGCCAGGAATATTTCTTGTCTTTTTGTCCTTAAGTGCAGATGCGTCAATAGCTTCCGGGTCACTACTGATTGCATCAATACTATTGATACGGCTAAGTTCCTTCCAGCCTGTTGTAGGCTTTACTCCAGCTTCTGTTTCTACTGCGTAACAAAATACTACGCCAAGCGTACTTACGCCTGCTACTTCTGATGCTTCCATGTTTATACCTCCTTAAAAATATGCATAAAAAAAGAACCCAAAACAGGCCCTTAAATTATTTTCCCATCAATCTATCATTTGCTCCAAGTATTCTTCTGAATCTCGCAACGCTTCTATATACTTTTTCTTCAGACTTAAATTCCGGCATTGATGTTGCCTCAAACCTCATTGCCTTAAATACGTCTGCAACTATTGCAAGCATAATCTTCGCATCGTATTGTGACGTGTTTGTGAACGTCTGAACCTCAAACGTGGTTAAAACTCCGTTGATATTCTGCCCGTCTAACGTCCGTCCTTGCTCTGTTCCGGGCAATTCGTGAACGTAAATTGTCGGAAATGTTGGCTTCGATAATCTGCTTTCAAGGTTTGTGATTGTAACTCCTTGTTGCCATTTCATTTTTGGAAATTTCTTTCTTAACTTTGGGATGGCATACGAATTAAGAATACCTAAAACCTTTGTTTCATTTTCATAAGCCCAAATGTTATCCATTCTTGAATACCTCTTTTACAGTTTTCTCGACCAACTTCATGAGTTGAAGAGATGTGTAATACATAAATGGTCTGCTTGGCATACCCTTTGTGATATGCAGTTTTCCATCATCTCCGATGTAAGTCCAATAATATTCGCCAGCCTTAACAAATGTATCTCCATTTATAGATATGTCTTGCATAGCCTGCCTAATTGTCTTACCACTCGCATAATCCCACGTTACTCCATCCGGAAATTCTCCCGGATAAGGATGCTCTTGACCAACAATTCCGGTTCCGAACTCAACCATCAACGCATGATCCGTACCAGCCACAACCGCCCATACACCGTCGCCTTTTGTAATTCCTTCATATTCATAATGAATACTTGAAAGAAGTTCCGAAGTGAATACTGCATCAAGGTCTGCGATCTGTACTCTCGCAATCTCTACGCCCTTCTCAGCCAACTTTTGAGCGACCATTTGACATTTATATGTCAAACTATCTTGATACGCTCTAAGCTGTTTTATCGCGTTCTGAATGCTTGATTGAGACAGACAATTCATGCTGATTGTCTTTTTACGTGCCATGCCATCACCTACTCCGCGTTTTTCACATTCTTACGCAACAGATAAAGGTCAACTGTCAATCCTTCATCCGCTACGCCCTTGACGATGTAATCTGCCGACGTCGAATCAATGATCGTCTTGTCGCTATCCTTATAGCCAACTTCCGACCGCTTCCATATCAATGCACCTTCTACAAGCGGAAATGCGTTTTTGTCCGTAACAAGCTGCGCATAGTTGGTGGAATCGTCGATTCCGAACTCTTTAGCTGTTGCTTCGCTTAACTTGTTGCTTATGGATGAATAAAAAATAACAGGCTCCGTATATGCTTCAATCGGTTCTCCTGTTACTTCTGGTATTTTATTTCCATCTTCATCCAAATATGGAATAAATGTGCCATCATCATCCGTATATCCGGTATATATAATATTTCCATCGTCGTCGCGTCTGTACTGCGGTTGCAATCCAAGGCTAAGTGAATACTTCATCTTCTGCTTGTTGATTTCCAACGACATTTACTTCACATCCTTACCAAACCGCTTCCACAATTCAGATAGCTTTTCCCATCCAAACATAGCGACAAACGCCACAATGAATCCAGCAATAACGGATGCAACGATCATATACCATAGCATTTCAGCTTTGATATACTGCATATAAGCGATGAACGCTGTTACAGTAAGAGCGATTGAAAGCACAAATACAACCAAGTCCGTCGGAACATTCTTGAAAATGCCCTTAATTACCTGTGTAATTACAGACACAATAAATGCCAAACCTCCAACCACAGCAAGTAAAATAGTTGCGTTGCTTAATAATTCCTGCATTATTCTTTACCTCCGTTCTTTAAGTGTATTTGCTTAATTTCCTCATACATTTTTGTTATCATTCCGTTTCCGCCAAGAGCGTGATAAGCGTCGTACATTTCAGAGAAATTCTGATATGCGTAAGATGGTATCTCTCCCAGCGAAACGTATTTATCGTGGTACTCTATAAGCTGCACACGCAAAAGTAACATTGTTCCTTTGCTGTTTGCATCCTTATCTTTCTTTTGTTGCTTTAGAAGCCAGACAATATATCCGAGCATTATCGGAAGAACGACTGTATATGTCTGTAACAAAAACTCTTTCATTCTGTAGCTCCTATTTTCTTTTAGTTGATGTGCCGCCCACCACCCTTGATGCACACCGCCTGCTACCGCATCTGCACTGCAAACACAATAACGAACAATCTTCTTTTATAATGCCTTTACAAACGGATATACACCCACAAACAAGCTGTCTCTATCTCTCCAATGGCGTGATACTCCATTTTCTGAATAGCTTGTCATGTAGTTCTCGCCAGCTTGTGAATAGTCGTACACAACAAGGTTTACTATGACACCCTCAAAAAAGTTCATATCTTCTTCAATCATTTCCTGTGTGTAAGAATCCGGGTAGCACCGCTTTGCAATAACATCTTTTTTTGCTTGCTCAATTAGTTGTTCAATAATCGGATTGTTTTCGATTTCATCAAACACAACAACATCTTTTCCGTCAGCTTTCTCCATATGAAATTGTTTCAATCGAATTTTGACTTGTTCTAATGTTGTCATATTTATTCTCCTATAAGCCCAAAACGCTAATCAAACAATCTTTCAGCTCTTCGCCTGTTTTTTCTTCTGCATCTTCAATTCCGTATTCAGAAGCAAGTTCTCTAAGATTTCCAACAGGCATACGCTTAATTTCTGTCTTTGTAAAATTTTTTGACGGCGGCGTCATAAAGTCAGAAGTATCAGAGGAAGTGTTTTTATCCACTTCCTCTTCAATCTCATCTCCAGCTTGATACCACACGCCATTATATTTAATGCCGTATTCAGCGATCATAGGCTACTCCTTAACCTTCATTACAAGCACGCTATCCATTCCCTCAAATGTAGGCAGACCAATCATAGATACTACGCAATGAGTATTGATTGGATGATTTGTTGCGTATGTGTAAACAGATACACCTGTCTCGACAATAGACAGATTTCCGTCCGTGAGACTTCCGCTTCTCTCTTCTGGTGTCTTACCAAATACATAATCGCCAAGGAAAACGCCTGCTGTCTGTGCAGATACAATTCCTGTTGGCACAAAATACTTGGTTGTTCCGGTTTCATCAATATACAGTTTGTCGTATACCTCAATCTCGATTCCGTATCCACGAAGATACTCTGTAACCTGTGCCTGCTGCAATCTGATACCGCCATTATAAGCTGTGATACCAAGCACCTGTTTCTTTGTGTCCTCTGCCTTGAGTACCATCTCCCATGTCTCGGTGTTCATGGTGAATCTTGTCAGAGAATAGCCTGTAGCCTTTGCGAAATCTCTACGTGCTGTAATCAGATCATCAAGAGGTGCCGCTGTTGAAGGCTTATCCCATGTGCTTGTTCCTGTAATAGCCTTGAAGTGATTTTGTTTATGTTCTGCTCCTTCATCCGATGTATAATCAACATAATATGGCTTGTTGTCGATAACGACCTTTACTCTTGGAATACCATCTTCCGGTGCAAGCAACTGCCAAATCTGTCTCTCTGGTACAACAAGCGCACCCTCGATGAGGTTCATAGGTTTCTTGCTGATTTCTCTAAGGACATCATTTGCAAGGCTTGAATTTTCTGCGCTTCTGTAGTTATCGTAGTCCTGCTCTTCTCTCTCGGTAACCATATATGATTCCCGGTAAAAAGGCATTTCATTTTGAATGTCAGAGAAACCTCCAACATCTCTCAACTCTGCCTGTGCATCAAAGTTTGATGCCTTTAATGAAACCGGAAGTCCGTTCTTTCCCTTAATGAATCTAAGAGAAAGAGAACTCTGCTTTCTCGTTCCAAACTTCTGTCTGCCAAGATAAGGGGCAGAACCTAATGTCTTTTGGTAATTGTCCCACATCACGCCGAGGCTTCTCGCTGTAAATGCTTCTGATAATGGTAATGCCATGTTCTTCTACCTCCTAAACACTTTCTGTTGTAGCTTTAATTGCCGGCGCACCATAGAATGTTACTCTTGGTGTTGCCGATCTTGCCTTGTCTGTAATTGAAAGTCCTGTAACCTTAGTCCAGTCAATCGTTCCTTGATATACGTATGTTCCTGGGGCATCTCCCTGTGTAACATCAACGTCGTGGAGTAAATACCCAACGCAGTTTTCGTCGTTACTTGGAAACGGCGTGCCAGCTTTTACAATTTTTCTTCCGTTTTCGTCTGGACTTGATACGGATGCCTGTGTTACAAGGCACGCTGCACCTTCATACGGAAAAAACTTCAAAATTCCTTTTTCCTGAGAAAAATCTCTTACGATTGGTTTTCCCATCGTCTCTACCTCCTGTTAAATCACATAACTGTTTTTTGCTTCTGAATTAGATGCTGGATTGCCAAATGTTATTTTTTCGGCATTTTCAACATCTGCTGTTTTTTCTTTATCTTTGCCGCCAGCACTTCCACCGCCCGGAACATCTTGATTCTTAGCAATCTCCTGTTCCTTTGCTTGTGCAGCGGCTGTCTCTTTGTCGGACATAATCTTTCCAAGAGATTCATAATCAAGGCTTCCATCATCCTTGACTACTGTCTTTGCCTGCTCAGCCGTAATCTTGAAGTTAGTCATGGCAGCTTCTCTCTGATCTCTAATTGCATTGTCTTTCTGTAACTTAGCGATCTGTTCATTTGCCGCATCCAAGGCTTTGTTTGCCTTCTCAACCTCTGTCAACTGCCCGGCTTCTAATTCATCAAGTTTCTTCTGCAATTCATCAGCTGTTCCAGCCTTTGCTTTATACTCATTAGCTTTAGCATTTGCTTTCTGAATTGAGCTTCCATAATCTGCCATGATCTTGTCTGCGTTTTCGTCACTAACTCCCATAGCGATCAATTCTTCTCTTGTCATAATTACCTCCGACATGTCATACGAATTTTTATACGGTGCAACGACACCGAGTGACATTGCTGTTTTATACGCTCACAGCTTTGCGAATTTATAAAAATAAAAGCAACTACCGATTATTCAGTAATTGCTTTATCTTTCTTATTAATTTGATCTACTATTTCTTGTGCTTTTGCTTTTTGTGCTTCTGCATCATCAATAGTCTTATACAGATTTTCGAGATACGGTTTCGATAAGTTAAATGTCTTTTCCGCGTCTCCCCACAGTCCTACTGTTGCTATCGCAATAAGGGGATGTATGCCGGCTTGAAGCAATACTGTAAGTGTTTGTGCCTTGGTGTACATATTATCCTGTGGGCTATGATTGATCTGTACATCAAAATCTCTTATTGACAACTTTAGATCGTTATCATTTACTCTAAGGATATTTAACACGACATTTGCAAGCCGCTTTTCTGCCGATTTAACAATTGGGTCTTTCAGCTTTGCCCTTGTCTTAGAGAAGTCCCAGCCATTACGAAGCTCTACGGCTCCCTGTGTATCTCCTCCGGTATTTCCTTGTTTGTTCGGTATTGCCAAAATAGATAGTGTATTATCCCATATATCATCCTTTGCTACTTGACATTGTGTTTGATTTAATTCCTGTGTCATAATATCGACGTCGGATTTATTATCTCCATTGTTCGACTTAACTGCCAAAGCATGGCTTCTCTTCATTTTCTCGAACTCTGCTTCGTCGATTTGGCAATTCACGAATTTTATCCAATACTGCACAAATTGTTCAACGCCATCCATTCTATTGGACTGCATATTGTTTATCGCATCCAGCATACCAATAACAAGCTCGATATCGGAAATTCTTTCGTGATTGTTAGGGAACTCAACAATCGGTATTCCACCGTATGTGTGAAGTTTGCTCTCAATCAATTTCCCATCTTGAATCTTATAAGATGTCGTGTCAGAAAACGCCAATTTATACCAATTTCCGTTTTCGTCTTTAAGTTCTTGAACGGAAAGCATCGGCTCTTCTGTGCTATCGTTATAGATTGAAAAAGTATTCATCGGCGTTGGTGCAACAATTAAAAATGGAACATCTGAATTTGCTTTAGGTCTTGCCGCCTTAAATGATGTTCCTGTTGCGGATTGCCACTCACCAGCTTTGATGTCTTTTTCTTGCTTGTTTGCATCTGCCATAAAATCATTGAGCATATCCACAGCCTTGTTGACTGCTTCATCATCTTTTCGGCTAATGAATTGAATCGGCTCGCCGTAGGTCTGCCCCACTTTGAACTGAACAATTTCGTATGCATGATTTTCCACGATTCTGTTTGTGATATCTTCATTTGTTAACTTCTGTCGATACAAAATCGGTTGATCTCCCTTGTAATAATTCCAAAGATATCGGATAACAGATTTGTTGTAGTAAAATGTTCCAATGCATTCTCCAATAACTTTGACAACATTATCTGCGGTTATCTTATCAACGCTTGTATATGCAATTTTTCTTCCGTATCGACCTTGAACAAGGTCTTGTAGATACATTCTGTTATTCATTCTGCCACACCTAAATAATCATTACTCCGCTAGAAACTTCTCTTTGCGGTCTGTCTTTTATCTTTATCTCGTTGTCTGCCGGATTGAACAAAACTCTTTTACCGCATTTCCGGCAACTATATGTCATTATGAATGATGACCGCCCATCATAGATGCCTACTTTACGCTTGCACCTCGGACAGTAAATTGTTTTACTTTTCATCCTATGCTCCTAAAAAATTGCACTAAAAAAGCACCGCGATAACGTCACGATGCTTTTCCAAGGATTTTTCTGTGAAAGAAATTGAAATGTCTTTAGACAACATTTGCATTTTAACTATACTATATGTTCTGTAGCGAAACAATATGCAAACATACGCAAAATAACGCAAATGTACGCAAACTTACGCATAATATAATCTTCCAAACATTTTTTCGAATGTTTTCATCGCTTTTGATTTGAGCAAATCAACTTTTCGTGTACTGCAATCTTTAAATTTTGCACATTCTTTGATATTATATCCGTCCACAAAGTACAGATGCAGTATCTCATACTGTTCCATATCTTCCATCTGGTCGATCTGCTTAATAATTTCTTGCTTCTTTGCCACGTAAATATCAATCAAATGGTCGATTTCTTTTTCCGTGTCAATAATCTTTGCAACGGTATCTCCCAACTTGTCACGCTTAATAGAAGTTTGCACTCGCTCGCCATCACCGGTACCACCTGTAGATGTCGCAATTTCACGTAGCCGATTTTTTTCTGCAATCTTCCTGTCAATCTTAATATCAAATTCTTTGATTTGCGATAAGTATTTTGCTGTTGTCATTTAATAGCCTCCTGTCCTAAACGGATTTGCCGTTGCTGTTGCCGTTGCAAGATTATTTGGATTTTCTATAAACATTTCAAGCTGTGTAAGTCCATCGGCAGCATCATCATGTTTGTTCTCTCCAATTGATACAAACATAGTCAATTCGTCCATAGCCGCTTGATATTCGTCGTTTCTTCGGTATCGAACAACGCCTAATTCTGCATCTTTCTGTAACTGATCTTGTGTAACCTTTTTTGATTCAAGGAAAATAAATTTCCTTTTGATGTCTCCGGAATACGCTATAATTTTTGATAGCTTTTCGACTTTATTCGGCGCTTTCCTGCTTGTACACGAACATTTATATTTCTGATCCTGCAACCTTTCATCAACATATTGGCAGTATAATTCTCCACCTGTATTTCCCTCAAATCGTGTTTGCCTTATTCCGTTCCCAATGATTCTTCCTACCACCAAAGGCAATGTAACTTCTTTTGCCCCTTTATTGAATACCCAATCATAAATATATACATCTCCGTTATCGTATTCTGCACCAATCGGCATTGATAGACTATCTCCGCCGCCCCATGCAACATCCACAACTCCAATACGGCGAAAATCTCCATCCGGCAATATTCCGTTGAAATATCTTAATTCGTCCGTCGGGAAAAGCAATCCCTCACGCACAAATGGTCTCTGCATAAATTTAGCTTCCCATTCAGCCTTATCAAGTTTCTCCCTCATATCTCTATAGTATGCAGTAGAAAAACCATTTATTTCATAATCAAAATTACTTTCGTCGTTTTCATCAAGTGCCGGTATTCTTCTAAATCTGTACTCTGGATTTCCGTCATAAGATTTTCGTAATCGTTCCAGCGGGTCAAGAACGTTCCATAATGTACCGACCATCAGCTCCCTTGCTCCGTCATTTTTACGGTCAACCATCTTATTCAGATATTCTTGATACGTATTTTCCATTCGAGTAGGGCTAAGAGAATGTTCACGATCTCTTACCAGGTCATCTACGTACAAATATCCGTCTTTTGATACATCGACCGCACCTGTCCATGTTCCATCAATGCCTCGGCAAGTAACTGTTGCAAATCTATCTGGATCTCCTAATGTAATAGTAAACTCATCCGCACTTTTGTCTGTTACAAGAGATTTATTTGCATATTCTGGATTCCAAAAGAAAAATAATTCATCAAATGCATATTCTTCTGTCGAAAACAAATTCATAAGTTCCTTATAAAATCCTTTTGCAAGGATTCCAGAGTGTCCGCCCATTGCAGAGTGGCTATTTGGTCTACGCATTGCAACCCAAGCAAGGAAGAATATACATATTGTTGATTTTCCTACACGGGATGGCATTGACAAGCCGTAAAATTTGATCTTTCTGTTTTCCAAATCTTCAAGGTCATTTACAACAACCTTCAAAGTCTTTCTTCTTGGATAATAAAACCGCTTGCTCCAATTACGTTTACGCTCCATGTAATACATAAAGCTCTCGAAATTGTAATAGCTTTCCAATTTTAGAAGTTCATAATATTTGTCTATCAGGTCATATGGCGTATTATGTTCTTGTGCATATTTCTCTAAATCCCATATAGTTCCGCCTGTTTGTTTCATGCAGAACTGCTCTATAATTCCCTTAGATATCTTCGTAAGTTGTAACCCATACTCAATATCCTTTTCACCATTTATAGCCACCTTACAGGCTTCTACGTAGGCAGATATTACGGATTCATCGACAAGATGTGTCTTTATAAAATTGTCATATTGATTTACTGTGTTGATTAACTCTTTAGATGCCATAAAGAAAAGCACCTCCGCTCATTCAAGCAGAGATGCCGAAAAGAAATCTCTGCCTATAATTGTTTAAGGTTAGCGACTACAATCAATCTGTGGTCGGTAATGTTTTTATTAAAATTGCATTGTTCCATTGCAATACGGATGTAATTTATTCAGAAGCGCATTATAATCATCAATTACATATCTTACCGGAATTGCGTATGCTTTAATGTCATATTTTTCTGCTGTTTCTCTTTCGATCTGACATCCGCTCCAATCGTAACTCTCATGTATTCCAATAAATACATCAGCCTGCGCCAGCTTCTTAAGGCTTTCACCTAAATACCATACAGCTTCTTTGCTGTTTTTAGGTGGGTTATCCTCAATGTAGCTGTCGATAAGCTCTAATTCCTCACCCTCATATATTTCAGCAATCTTTTTCATCTTCTGAATACTTGCTTTGATTTCTTCCTCTGTTCTGCCTTTCATTGGCACGCTTACAAATAATTTTTTCATAGTTTTCTATATCTCCTTTCACTTTATACATAACACCTTTTCAGAAACTTCAATACATTCTTTTCTCTTCTCATCATTGGTGCATTTACCATTTGCATTGTATCGGCAAGAACTCAGATTGCATTTTTTATTTTCATAAGCATTATTTATATTATCAATCCATTCACGAAACGGAACATTATTGATTGTGGCATTGTCTAATGCTTCATCAGCCGCTTTTTGCACTATTTTTTGTATTGATATTTTCATTCCTCATAAACCTCTCAAAATCTTTCCTGCACTTAGGGCATAAATCATATTCGCTTCTCTCAAAATTATAATATTCGACTATTGATGCAGAAGAAATTTCTGGACTTTTAAGAAATTCTTCGGTCACATATCCATTTCTTTCACATATCTCTTTGCTTATATGTGCCGGTATTCTTCGGTTCTTCTGTATAAGTGTTCTAAATCTACCATTTTCTGGAACAAGTTCTATTGTTTCCCCGCACCTGTCGCAAATATGCAATTCTTGTTTCATTCTTCCACCATCTTTCTACCGCACATAGGGCAATAATTGATATCCACGTTTCCGTAATATGCATCATCCTCATAATGATATTTATTGAACCCATAAAAGCAAAGTTTATCGTCGATATAACACAAAATAATTTTTTCTCTCGCAAAACCTATTTCTGTACACTCTATCTCTTCACCGTATGATATTCTTTTTATATCTTTGCAAAAATCACACATATCTCTCACTCCTATATCCGTTTCATGTAAATGTTTTCTCTTATTTTCCCTGAAAAGAAATGCTGCAAGCTCTTAGAAACGCGCTTGCCATTCATCTTGTAGTCGGTTGCGAAGTAATCATCAATCATCCACATATAATCTTCTGCTTCACAATCAACTACTTTGCCGGTCGGATGAAAATATGCATCGACGATACTCTTAATTGCACTGTCTGATACGTCTATATGCCTTATATCCGATTCTTCTTCGTATCTGCCTATAAAGAACTGAATAATTTTTCTAAGTTCGATTATACGGCTTCCTGGCGTATTCGGTTCTGCATATTGACTAACAAGGTTCGGAACATCATCAATTCGATATTTAACATTGCTTTGCCCTACCGCCTTTTCGCTAGAAAAGCATAATGTTCCTTTTCCTTTAGGAAAAGCATAAGAGTAATCTTTAGTAGTATTCTTTGGTATTGGTCTGTCATATTGTCCTCCTCGACAGGACATTTTGTCCTCTTCGGAGATTTTATTAGAATCATAAGCCTTTATCATCTCTTCAAGCACTTCAAAATCTATTGAATACCACTTTGTTTTATCAATGCACATCTTGTTATAATTTGCAGAAATAACGATTCTTTTGTTTTCAAGACGTGTGAATGTTCTTTGTATTGTTTTTTCACTCCAATAAGGAAAATCATTTTCTCTCCACTCTGCGTAAGAGTTATAAACCCAATATTTGCCATCAATAAAATTCTTGTCAGCCTTTTTGTTGATTTCAAGCCAATAATTTAACTGATTAAGAATTATTGCTTCGTTCAGATCGCCCAATACAAGTGCTAAATCTGTATTTACAATAAGTGTCTTTGACTTATCTATAAATAAATCTCTCAAATTCATTTTATATTACCTCCTGTGAAAGATAACAGCACTCCACTTGTGCTTAGAACCTGTGAACAACAAATCAGCAAACAGGCGGTCACAGTTCCGCTTTTCGCTTCGTCAAGCTAGTTTGCTGTTAAGTGTAGCAGGTGGATTCGAACCACCATCCGGCTTTCATCGTTGTTTTCTGTGCGCACGCCACTCTCCCATTGAGATATGCTACAATGTGCGGTTTCCGATATAGGAAAGTATCATCCGACCACTTATTACCACTTGTCCATGTTCGACTGTCAAGCAACCTATATCGACATTTTTAATTTCGGCAGGGAATACCGCAACGCCTGCCTATCCGGTAATGGACCGGACTATTGATGCGGTGTGGATTTGCACCACACATAGCAACCACTTTTGCAACAGGTAACACCCTATACAGGTTCCTTTGCTGTCTTTTTAATTCAGCAACTTGTTCCTAACCGAAGTGTGGATTGCCTTATGCTTAAGCGTTTACCTATTCCGCCACGCATCAACTCACATGTAGATGGTTTTAGAGAAACAGAGATAACCAACAACTTATTCCCCTTTTCAGTTTACATGTGAAAACGCCGACATCGTGAATCGAACACGAACAACATTTATATGTTGGATAGCTTAGCAAGCTATTGGAATACCATTATCCCATATCGGCAAAATACCGCCTGTGACGGTATGCACATCCGAAAATGTGCATGGTTGGATTCCACAACATTGGGAGAAACAAAAAATGTCCCTTTGCAAGGGAATCGACACGGAAGATTCGAACTCCACTTATATCGCAATATGCGAATTGTGCTAGCCAATTACACTACATGTCGAAGCGACTTTTTTCGCCGCGGGTTAGTCGAAATTGTGTGGCGCACGCGTGAACACCGCGCAAAATCCAAGACTGTTCGTTAGTCACGCACCGCGAATCAGTGACATAGAATCAGACAAGATATTACACTCACAACCCGATAAAAAATAGTTTGTTGCGCCAAAACGTATTCCTGGGTATGCAGGTTGTGAGATACGAAGCACCTGGAATCGAACCAGAATTTACGGCTGGGGTGTGTAAAGCCGTATGATCTGCCATTGATCTATGCTTCGTGTGCGCATCCTCTTGGGGAGACAGACGCGCAAAAGGAGAAATGTGTGTTCCCCATGGAATAAAGGGGTTTATACGCGCCGGCATTCAACCGGCAAAACCCACCGAGCCTTGTGACGGCTCTTAACAGCTTTCCGCTAGTGGGTTACGAAAGGAGGATCCTAAAATGAAAAACATTAAGAATCCAAGCTGCCCTAGTTGGATTCGAACCAACAACTGCAGGAATCAAAGTCCTGTGCCTTACCATTTGGCGATAGGGCATAAAACGCTTATGCAGCGTGTTCTGACAAAATTCTGTCTAAAGTCGGTCTTGATACACCAATGTTCTTCGCAAATGCAGACTTGGTGATCTTACCGGACCGGTAAAGAATCAAATTGCTGTCAAGCAATTCACTATCTACAGCTTTCTTTGTGCCGCCCTTGTATTTCCCTTCTTTCTTTGCAATAGCGATTCCTTCTGCCTGTCTCTCTCTGATATGTTCTCGTTCGAGATTTGCAACATAAGAAAGAATCTGCAATACCAGATCAGCGATAAATGTATCTGTCAAGTCTCCGGTTCTTCCGATAGTCGTGTCAAGTAACGGCATATCAAGAACCTTAATGTCTGCTTTGATCGTCTTAGTAATTCTTCGCCATTCTTCCATGATCTCATCATAATCTCTTCCTAAACGATCAATAGACAAGACAATTAAAACATCATCACTTGTTAAATTTGCAATCATAGTCTGATAATCTGGACGTTCAAAGTCCTTGCCTGATAACTTATCTGTATAGATTTTTTCACATCCAGCATTTTTAAGTGCTTCTAACTGTCTTGCAAGGTTCTGTTCCTTGGTTGACACTCTTGCATAGCCTATAATCATAAATACACACCCCTTATCTTTAATTGATATGGGTATTATATCATATATTGTATTGATTTTCAATACATTTCAATACATTTCAATACATTGTATCGACTTTCAATACAATTTTGTTTGATTTTTCATTGTCTGTATGTTATCATCAATGCAGGAGGTGCATATTATGCCGAATAATATAAAATATAGTCCGTTTGCAATAAGGCTTCCGTCCGATCTTCGCAAAGAGCTTGAAGATAAAGCAAACGCTGAAAGCAGATCGCTATCTAACCTTATCGTAAGAATCTTGGAAGATTGGGTTCGGAATAATTAAGTCGCAAATCAGCGGCTTTTTTATTTTTCTGCTAATTCGATATATTTATCCAGATACCATTTTGCTTTTTTGATATCTTCAACGCCATTTTTGTTATTGTGACGGTAGATGTACTTAAAAGCATTGCACACGCAGAAGTCCATAACAGCTTCTTTTCCTTGTGTTTCAATCATTACGTCGATGCACTCAAAGTTTCCTGTCTCATAATGCGACGGATGATTGACATTATCATTTGTTGATGTGGAATCGGATTCTCCTTCGGAAAGAACAAGCCGAACTATGTCATTCATACTTTCGGAAATGTTTTTTAATTTATCGTTCAACTTATTTATTTCTGTATTTATTTCGTCTATTTTTTGTTTTGTAAATCTCATTAAATCCACCTCTTAACTATCCGTATTGCGTATACGTGAGATAAAATCCGCTTTACAATCGTTGATATCGGGTTTCCGTCGTATTCTTGCCTTGAGTACAAAGACACCAGATAAATTCGATCTGTGATTCTGCACACCTTATATCCTGTAGAACGGAGCCGGTGTATGTCTCGATACGTTATCATGCTTCTTCTCCATACAGTTTGCTACGAACAGAAATATCATCTTGACAGCAAGGACATTTAATCGTCCAGCGATCAGAAACATCCGCCCAATTAAACCTTAAAAGTGCGTTGCATCCATTACATCTAATTTGTTCATATTTCCCACGTTCAATTATTTTAATCATGCTTCTTCCACCTCGTCTCCCCACAGTTCCATATACTTCTGAACGTCATAATCGCCGACCGTTCTTTTTGCATAATCTTCGTTGATTGGAATAATATTTGAATAACTGATCTTTTTTTCCTCAACAATGTATTTGCATATATCAAGGTTGAAGTACACATATTTCTTTGTTTTTTGTAAGCAACGAAACCATCTTCCGTTTTTTGTCTTAAATAACGCAGCTTTATCTTCTTCACAAGAATCCGAATGTTTCCAACAAACAACTAACTCTGAATCTTCTGTGCTGTAAAGAAGTCCCTTGCAAATGCGTTGTGAGTGAATAATTGTTGTACGAGGTTCAGCCTCTTTGTTGTCTCGTACTTCTCGATTTTCAATTTCTGAATTTTTATTTTTGCGCTTTGAAAACAATTTCATCTTTAATCTCCCATTAAATCAACCCTTTTTTATTTTTTTGAAAATTTTTAGAAATCAAAATGCTGTTCCGTAGCCTTCATTCATGGTTATTCACTCCTTACATAACTATATATCCGTTATCTGTAAAACCCTTATATATAACAATCATATATGCATTACATTTATATAATTTAATTATTTATTATATGTGTATGTGTAATGGTTCTATATATTTATATTATATATAATAGGGCTTTTTGTTTTGAAAAATGTTTGTGGTGCTTAGTAGAGGTGTTTTCCTGGTCCTGTCAAACCCCCACCCCCTGCCGGCTGATCTGTTAGAGCTGATCTACTGCCGTTTTTCTATCGTCAAATTGCACAAATAAAACAGGAAATCCGATTGTAAAAACTAAGTACACTCTGTTTTTACACTATCAATAACTATATCTTGTGGTTTTGCTTCTATCTGTGCTATATCTTGTGGTTGTATATCTAATCTTGGAAGCTGTGCAGCTGTAAGCGGTTGCTGTTGCCTGTTGGAATCGCTCGTATATGGAGAAGCCCAGCCGAATTGACGATTTAATACAGCTATTACGCCAACAGGGTTCTTGTTACCCGTTACAAGCTTATTGGAAAGCGATTCTTCGCGATTTTCACAAAGTTTTTTGTATATCCTCATACTCGAGGAGCTTAGCCGATCCGCTTTATTCCATGTAGTCACTGTATCATTATCTATACCAGTAAGATTACTAAAACCCATAATAGATACTTCTTTATCATATAACATAGACATATATATATAATAATCACATATATCATTTAATAGATCATAATTATATCTATTATAGTTACTCATAATATTATTATTTATATTATATATATTGCTCTTATCTCTCAATATATCTTTATCTCTAAATACATGGCGTTGAATATATCTAAGGCATGCATTATATACAGATTGAGGCGCGGCGCGCATGTCCTCAATCTCTTGTTCTTCGCAAAAGATGCGCAAATACATAGCTATATCATTTTCAAAGGTTTCTATATCTCTTTCTTGTACCTGTTCGACCTGCTCCATGTTCGCGCCTTCCTTCCTGATCTTTGACAAATAAAAAAGCCGGCTAGACTGATCTAACCGGCGAACGTTCATATATTCGCGCCCTCTTGCCTTGGCTTGGCTGCTTATGTACTCCGGGCGCATCTGTACATAGCAGATATACAAGCTTTATAAATTGGCTATACTATACCACTATATCAAGTATATGTCAATGATTTATACCATTATAGGCTCTACATCTTGTATATATGGCTTTTATATGTCTATCAGGAATATAATTATATATAAGCAAAAAAGCGACTATAATAGTCGCTTTCCTGTATTTTCCCTAATCTTCTAAATACTGTTGATACAGATCATCCCACGCTTCCGCGTCAAGATGGCTTTCAAGGTATGCCGATGCCTCAAATGCTTCTTTCTCTTCGTGATCAAGCACATCATCAACATCAACCGTGTATTGCTCGCCGTTGACGTTTACCCAAACCTGCCCGGCGTCATTTTCTACACCGTTACCCTCCAACGCTTCCGCTTGGAACTCTTCAAAGGTCATTTTATAAGCCTGTTTAGCTACTTCTTCCACTTCTTCAGAAGTGAAGCAACCACCGAACACATCCGCCATATTATTAAAATCTGTCTGGCTGATCTGCTCGCGTGCTTTGTCGCTCAGCTTCAACCCGTCCAGATAATCAGCAACGGCTTTGTTGAGTTTCCGGAGCTGATCGCCGCCCCTTCTCGTGATCTCGTCGATCTGGTCCATCGTCATTTCTTCGTATTTCATAATTACCACCCTCCAGCCGTTCGGCTGCCTTTCGTTTTTGTTTGATCTTATTGTACTCTATTATTAGAGTATTGTCAATATTAAAAATCAATAATATTTGATTTTTTCCTCGTCCGTTGGTATTACCTCGACAAGATCCCCCGGTTGACATTTGCACATTATACATATTTTATTTAATGTATCTAATGTAATAGATTTTCCGGCTCTTATATTTATCATTGTTTGAGCTGGCAAAAGCTTTTCTTTTTTTATGCGCGTTTGATTATATCCGTGTTCCTTTAATAATGTAAATATGTCTTTCTTGTATTGTATCATTCCGTTGATCTCCTTTCTATATTTATAGAAGAAATGATAATACAATACGCCGAAAAAGTCAACAATAAAAATATTCTAAAATTAAAGTAAAAAAGTATTGACATCCCTCTAATATTAGAGTATTATAAAACCAAGTTAAGAAACCAAGCACCAAACGAAAGGAAGAAAACAATATGAAAAATTACAAAATTGCAGACAAGGCAACAAAGGCAATAATTGGAGTTGTAACAATGACACCAGATCAGGCGCGGAAGGTTGAAAAGGATTTCATAGTTAAGGAGGCATAAGACATGGAAAGATCTATTTTAGAAAATATGGTATTTGCTTTCATGGTCGGAGAATTAGGAATTGAACCGATCACAGCAAGAAAAGAAGTTGAAAAAATGACGGATGAACAGTTAGAAAAATTTATTGATTAGCCGAAACGCTCCGATCTTGGAGCGTCCACCGCGGGACGGTCTCCCGGTGCTGATGATGGCAGACTAAAAAAGGCGGCACGCCCACCAAGCACAGCCGCCACCAATCAAAAAAAGAAAGGTAGCTATATTATAGCACAGGTAAAAAGAAATGAGAAGAACAAACAGCAAAGAAGCAATGGAAGCAATTAAAAACGCAATTATCGAGAGTTACGAAGCAGCCGAAGAGTATTACACATGTGACGGCAAGGAAGCAAAGACAGACTACAATGACATCTGCAAAGACATTTTGACAGCGTTTGAAAACGAGAAGGTCAAATATGATTACCAGTATAGAGCCGGAAGAGTTAGCAAATATAATTTATTTTGTGATTGGATGGCTGGACTTGCAACGGCTTTTCCAATTTCTGATGATGTTTTTCTGGGCTCTGCCGTTGATTGGCTCGCTGATATTTTAGACAAAACAGAAGAGGAAAAAGGCAGATATACAGAAGAAAAAGCAGAATCTACAGCGTGCTATCTACTTTATAGAGAACTTACAAAACACGCCGCAAAGTCGAAGAATTAGGCAAGTGCAGGCGGTGCAGCGTTCCGGGGTTCGAGTCCCCGGCTTGCTTTTACCTCAAAATAGGATGATAAAATCGAAAGGTGGTATTTATATGAAAAAAATACAGTTATCAGACGAAAGCAAAAGCGTTTTGCACATTTTAACAAGGGAAGAATGGGAAAGAATACCGAACGATTACAAAACAAATTATATCGTTGATTACACCAAAAAGGAAATAATAGACAAAACAATCAAAAGCGCTTTCTTGCCCGGATATGGTACAACATTATTTTTTGAAAATAGGCATTTTCTTATAGTTGACGACAAGAAACCGTTAAAAAAGTATGCTATATGGAGAAATCACGAGGTGATAGGATATTGCAAAATTGACAAGGCTACAGCGGACAAGGCAAACATGGCAAGCAATGCATATTTTTATTTTGGTTTTGACAAAGTAACAAACCCAGAAAAATATTAATTTTTTCCGTCATCCGTTTAGGCGGTCTGCAGGGTTCAACGCCCTGCGGCGGATTTTCATTTTTGGGGCAAATTTTAATATAAAGGAGGGCTTATCATGAAATGCGATAAATTGCTACAAGAAGCAAACAAGCAATACAAGGATATTATAGCATCCTTGGATGCTTTGAAACGCGGAGAAATAAGCGGAAGCAAAGCGAACGCGGATATCATGCGCGCATTTGATCGCGTTGATGAATCAATAAAAGAATATGGAAAGCAATAGCCGGGATTTTCTCGGCTTCTTTTCGTACCTTGACAATTTGACAATATAGGCATATTATAGCCTTAATTATATCCATAAGTGTATTTATATGCCTTGTATGGTTCGCGTGGCTCTGTGGGCGTTCTACGCGTTCACAGGTGCAAATATTCGCTTGTTATAGCCTTTAATTTGTGCGCTTTGAAATTCTGCAACCACGCCCGGACAAGATCAGCAAGACAGACACCCGGAGAAGTGCGCCCGGATTCCATCGCCGGAGCATGTCGGAAGATCAGGACACCCAAACCGGCGCAGCGGTATATCTGGAATTTTTGCAATATGCCAGCGATTCGCAAAAGATCAGCGCAAACGATCAGCACGAGCCCGGACAGGCCCCGGAATAGATCGCCCAAGATCAGCCGACATGTGGAGATCAAAAAACAGGCATTGAAATTGTGAAATCGTGAAATTTCCGGCCAAAATCTGTGAAAAAATTTTTTGATGGTCATGGGAATATTTAGGAAACATAGGGGCGTTCAAATTCTGCTGGACTAAAATTTAGAAAATCGAAATTTTTTTGAAAAAATTCTGAAAATTATTTTTCTTTGGTCGTGGCAATTTCCTATAACATAGGGGGATATTAAATTCTCGCAGACCCATCCGACACATTTTGAAATCCAAATATCAAAGCTCTTGCAGAATAATCGCATTTCCCCAACTCTTCTATCAACTTATCGCGTGTCATTTCCGGGTTTGTCCGTTGCACATATTTAAGAATTTCATCTATTTTATCCATATTTTTTCTCCAATACATTGTGTAAAATATCATCGGCAAGGTATATAATATCTCTGCCATACAGCGACATAAAATCTGCAATTATCTCTTCTGTCGGCATATCAATATGGCAATCATAAGAGAACGAATAGCAATGCACTAATTCATGGCATAGCACCTTGTTCATCATATAATCAGACATACCTCTTGCAATGCTAACCGTCTTGGCATTGTTGTCGGTAACGCCTAACGTATATATGCCATCCGACCGGCGCAATTTTTCGCTATTCGGACGTACAAATTGCAATATCCAATTTTCCCCATTTATTGTGAATACCATTTCTATATACCTCAAATAAGGCTATGAGCATTACACCCATAGCCCATATAAATTACATCTTGCTTACAAGTGTCGTAAGTTTTGACTTTGCCATGTTCATTTCTTCTTGCGACATACCTGACATCAATTCGGTAATGTCTGCTGAAAGCTCCTTCATGTACTTTTCAAGTTCACGCATTTTTGCTTCCTTGTCCTGTGGCGTATTTGCGCGGTGCATTTCCTTTGTTTCCGTGTAATTACGCTTTGCACGGTCGTAATTACTCTCGCTCATGCGCGAATTACTTGTTCCACCATCGTTCATGTTTGTTTCCGTGTAATACATTCTGCCACGCGAATCTCTATCCATATCACGATACATTTCCGGTGTCATGTGGTAATACGGCTCACTATACCCACGCTGATACGTTCCACGTCCTTTCGGTGCGAATCTTCCATCTGCATATCTATAGTGATCGTAGAATCTGCGTTCCGGATAATCTTCGTACTGTTCAAGCATACGCATAATATCCTCATTATCTTCTGACTTTTTCATTGCTTCCACAATTTTGTAGTCTTTGTCATAGCAGACAATGTTTTTTGCAATCTCCGTCCAATCCTTTAAGTCGTCAAGGCTTTGACCGCTGAAATTGTCAAGACCGATAGATTCAGCGTTCGTTTTTACGCATTCCATAATTTTCTTTGCAAACTCATGCATACAGATCACCTCCTACGCTTCACGAACAACAATCAAATTACTGTTCTGAACCTCAATAGCCTGTGTAGATGTATTTTGCACCGCTACTGTACTGCAACATCCGCAAGGTACGTCGATATATGCTTGCGCTGATACGTTGAACAGATTTTCAACCGCTGCCGGTGTTACAACCATTCTTGTTGATTGCAAAGGCTCGCCATCTACCGCAAGCGCAAGTGAAATAGCTCCAACCGTACCGCCTGTCGGAATCTGAATGTTTCCGGAATACGATGCAAGGAATCTTGCTCTGCATTGATTTGTGATTCCTCTCAACTTGACAATACCACTTCCCTGTCTGTGAACAATGCACTTGCTACCACATACAGGTGTTTCTGTCAAAGCGACATCTTCTCCGGCTGCAACAGTTTGTAATGCAATTCCTGTAAATTCTGCCATAATAATATTCCTCCTTACTTCAATTCGCTTATTGATTTTGGAACGTTGGTTTCAGAATCACCCTTACCTGATTTAAGGGTTTCAACCAAGGTTTCCATATAGTCTTTTTTTGAAAGCTTATCCATCGTTTCTGTGATTTCAGAAACAGTTTTAAGCTCATTTACACTAAGTTTCTCGAAATCAATCTTCTTGATTGCTTCGATAAATTTCTCTTTGATTTCGTCCATGTTGTTATACCTTCCTATCCATAAAATAAGGGCAAACATTATAGTCTGCCCTTGGGTTATAAGTAATACTGCATAGCAGACATAATCGAATTAAACTCAATTAAGATACTCAATTATTTTGTTGTGATTAGCATCCGCAACTCTGATTACATCCGCATCCATAAGCGTAAGCATTTGGATTTGGAACGACATATGCCGGGACTGCAGTCGGATTTACAGAATTGACGATCTGCTGTGTCTGTGCCGTCATTGCAGTAGTCAGAAGTGCATTCTGTCTGTCCTGTGAAGCAGAAAGTTCAAGCTTCTGTACCTTATCTCTCAAATCCGCATTTTCTTTTGCACATAAGTAGTCAAGAATTGCTCTTGTTCCTGCTTGCTGGCTGTCGATGATGTCTCTTGTGTTGCTATTCATTGTGTTCTGCAATGCGCAAGTGTTGGTTGCCATATTGTAGTTAACGCCCTGAATAGCTTCACGAGTTTCACAGCAACAGTTTGCAAGCTGTGCCTGCAATGCATTTGTATTCTGCATATTTGCGATCGTGTCAGCGTTGATTGCCTGCTGAATGCCATAGCCTGTCTGCATGATATTTGTGTTGATTCCGTTAAATCCTGTAAGCATACTGTTGTTTACAGCGTAGAATCCATCACACAGACCGTTTGTGATTCCGTCAAGCTTTGAAATTACCGCCTGATTGTCGAATCCGCGCTGAATTGCGCTGTCTGTATAAGCGGCGGCTGTAGAACCCATTCCATTTCCATTTCCCCATCCGTTGTTGCCAAAACCGCCCCAACCAAAGATAAGAAGAATGACAATCCACCATGCGCCATTGCCCCACATACCGTCGTTGTCTCTGTTGTTGCCTGTTACTGCCGCGATGTCAGCAAGGCTTACTCCGTTACTAAACATATTAGTTTACCTCCATTTGTTTATTTACAAATAGGGAACCTTGGTTTTTGTTGTCCGGACAAAACCCTAATATGCACTATTTATCTAAACATTTGATTTATGTCGTTCATGCTGATTCCATTTTCACCCATAAAATTATTAAGCGTTTGCTCCACTCCAGCCATATTGCCAGATTGAATATTTTGCAAAATGCTACTTGCCATCTGGTTTCCTTGACTTGCCGCATTTTGAAGGCTTTGCATAGCCGCCTGTTGCGGATTTCTGATTGCTTTTAATTTATTTATTGCCTGCATAATTCCTTGATTCATCATAAAACCACCATCCTATTACTTTTTATGACTAAACTCGGGCTAATCTTGACTAACTTTTGTTCTTGCATTAGTCTTAGTCAAAGATTTCTCGTCGATTTTCTTTTCAAGTTCTTCCATCTTCAAAAACAATGTATCAAAGTGCTTGTTAAATATCTCTGTGGCTTCGTCTGATAGCCCTATTTTCAATTTTTCTGTATCTTGTGATAACTTGTTAGGGTTATCATTTTGGATCGGCTTAAAAACCATTGTAGAGATTGTTCCATCTGCGCTCCATTGCTTGGCATAAATTTCTGATAGGTCGCTTTTAGGGAAGAATGCAACCGACCCATTCATCGGCACATCATTGGCAACGATAGAATCTTGCGACTGTACAACCTTACCAAATATTCCTTGTTGCATCTGCTCCGGCTGTTGTGGCTGTTGGAATCTCTGAATGTTCTGAATAGGGTTATACGCCTGTTGATATGTTTGATACTGTGGCATATAATTATTTGCCTGTGGAATCTGATACGGATTCATCTGCATTTTGCTTTTCCTCCTCGTCCATAATGCTTTCGATCGCGTGAACGACCGCCGATTGTGTATTTAAGTCCAGCGTCATAATTGCTGGATGCGAAAATATTTTGGTTAAAATCTCGTCTGTAAACATAAAGCCTCACTCCTTTATGATTTAATTTTGACATAAAAAAAGACGGAATATCCGTCAGTTTTCCGTCATAAAACCTTTAGATTTCCGTCATAAAATAAAAAAAGATGCAAAATGCATCATTCTATTACATGTGTTACCTTATTCAAAAAGTGTTACCTTGGGTGTTACCTTTCAATTTTATGGAGAAAAATAAGCGACATACAATTTTCTCCTTTCCTAGTAAAATCAAGGCTTCCCAAGGATTTTTGTTTAATTAAAAAAGTAGCGGAAGGGGGATTTGAACCCT